GACTTCGATAGAATTGGATTTGATTCTAATACAGGTCATAGATGGACTGTCGTAAAAGATTCAGGTGCGTCTGTAGCTATTGCAGCAGACCAACTTAATGGTTTAGTTAATCTTAATTCAACAGCAACCACAGATAACGATGGTGCTTCTATTCAAAAAAATGAAATTTTTCAGGTTCAATCTGATAAAGCTCTTTGGTTTGAAACTAAAGTTAGAACATCTGATGTAACTGACACTGATTTATGTTTTGGTTTCACTATAAATTTTGCAACCAATCCTGAAGCTATGCTTACAGCTACAGATAGAATTGTATTTCAAAAAGATGATGGAGATGCATCAATTCTTTGTAAAACAGAAAAAGATGGTACAGAAACTTCAACAGATTCTGGCATTGATATGACAAACGATACTGATGTTACATTAAGCATTCGTTGTCAAAGCACAGGAAAAGTTGACTTTTTTGTAAATAGAAAATTAGTTGCAACACATACAGATAATATTCCAACTGATGAAATTTTAACAATAGCTGCAATGTCTTTATCAGGTAATGCTACTGGAACTAAAGTTACATCAATTGATTATATGTTTGCTGCGTCTGACAGATAGGAGTGAATTATGAACTCTGATGTAGGTGCAAAAACTTTAACATCAACAGGCACAATACAGTCTGGTAGAACTAGATTATTATCTATTTATTATGTTGGTCATGCCAGTGCAGGAACTTTAACTTTTAAAGATGGTGGAGCAAGTGGTACACAAAAACTTGTAATTACAACTCCAGCCAGTAGTGCTGCTGACCAGTATCAGGTAGATATACCTTTAGATGGTATTCTGTTTAAAACAGACATGCATTTGACAATTTCAAATGTAACTTCTGTGACTGTTTTTGTAACACCAATAACTGCCGACACTGATAATGGATAGTTATTACGAAGACTTGGATTTGTTTGGTCTAAAAGAGGGAGGCATGCCTCCTCGAAATAAAAAAAATTTTAGACCAACAAAATCAGGTGCAGGAATGACTGAAGCTGGTGTAAAAGCTTACAGGCGTAAAAATCCAGGTTCAAAGTTACAAACGGCTGTGACTGAAAAAAAACCAAGTAAGTCACGAGCTAAAAGAAGAAAATCTTATTGTGCTAGAAGTCGTGGACAAATGAAGATGCACAATGTAAACTGTAGGAAAACACCTAACAAAAGAATTTGTCAAGCAAGGAGGAGATGGAGATGTTAGAAAAAATTAAATTTTATAAAGATATGATAAAAGACTTGTATGTTAACAATAAAGACCTTATAGTGATTGTATTATGTGGTTTATTAGTGATATCTTGGATGCTTTAGTAACCTTAGTTTTATTTATAGGTTTTTTATTCTTCTTTTCAATATGGGGTGTTTGGGCAACAATCTCTTATCCAATCAATAAATTATATGAAATTAACAGAAAACTTTTCTCTGGCAGAGCTAACGAAGTCACAAACAGCAACTCGACTAGGGTTTGAAAATAAACCTAATCAGATGCAAGTTTTAGCTTTGACTAAACTTTGTGAAAATGTTCTTCAACCTATACGCAATAAATTTGAAATGCCTGTAATAATATCCTCTGGCTTTAGGTCGGCTCGCCTGAGCGAAGCTATAGGTTCTTCAAGCAAATCGCAACATTGTAAAGGTGAAGCTGCCGATATCGAAATATTTGGTGTTGACAACAAAATTTTAGCAAGTTGGATTAACAACAATATTAAATATGACCAATTAATACTTGAATTTTATAAACCATCAGACCCACAAAGTGGTTGGGTTCATGTATCTTATACTGATGATTGTCGTAAACAATTTTTAAAAGCTTATAAAGATGCTAAAGGAAAGACGAGGTATATACCATGGCAATAGGAAGGTCACAAATGAAAAAACAAATTACCGATGGTCTACAAAAGCGTAAGTTTGCAAAGACTAGAAAGAGTAAAAAAAAGGTGATAACATAATGAAAGATGATATTATAAATGCTCTGGTAAAAGTTTATGATGCAAATATTGAAAAAGCTAACGCAACTATAAAAATTTATTTAAATAGTTCTGTTGGTATAGGTGAACATCCAAACATCATAGATGAAATAGACAAGCAGGTAGATATAGTATCAACTAACGAACACAAAATTGATATTATAAGGACATTTAAAGATGCAGATAACTAAAAATATAATTAAATTTAATAATTTTTTTGTAAAAATTCCAAAAGAAACAAAAAGAGTTTGGGATTTAGCTGAGAATAGATGGGGGTATAAATATGACAAAACTATGTGCTAGAGGAAAAAAAGCAGCTAAAGCTAAATTTAAGGTATATCCTTCAGCTTATGCAAACGCTTATGCGTCAAAAATTTGTGCAGGTAAAATTAAAGACCCAAGTGGTGTAAAACGAAAAGATTTTAAAGGACCTAAACCTGCAAAGAAAGGAATCTTTGCTGAAACAAATTATGAATTTAGTGTTGGAGGTCATGCTGTCATGGGTTCGCCAGTAAGTGTTGATGTTGATGGTGATACAATAACAAACCCTTCTGCGTCTAATTATTATAAAGATTTAATGTAATGGGATTAAAAAAGTGGTTCTCACAAAATTGGGTTGATATCGGTTCTAAGAAAGCCGATGGAACTTATGCCAAATGTGGTCGTAGTAAATTAAAAGCTGATAAAAAAAGAAAATATCCAAAATGTGTACCATTAGCAAAAGCAAGAAGAATGTCAGAATCGCAAAGACGAAGTGCGGTAAGACGTAAAAGAGCAAAAGCTCAAGGTGTAGGCGGTAAACCTACTAATGTAAAAACTTTTGCGGACAATGGTAAATTTATAGTTAAACCAAGAAAAAAATTTTCTTTAAAACCTAAATTTGATTTTAGTGAAGTTAATTTAGGAGATGTAAAGCGAAGTTATAAGCGACCTGCTGTTGAGCTTAAAAAACAAAATAAAAAATTACCTGATGTTTCTGTTGAATTGTTTAAAGAGTACACGGATGTAAAAACACCTTATTATGAAGACAAAAAACAATCAAAGGGTGTAACTGGCACCATTGGTGGTAGATATGGTAGAGTGCGAGGACAAATTGCCAAAGACAATAAGACAGGAAAAATTTCAAGACAACTAAGCATTGAAGGAAGTTTTGATTTTGCAAAGGGAGGGTTTGCAAAGAACTATTATAAGGATATACTTTAATTATGAAAAATTCACTTAAAAATCCAGATAAAGCTGACCTTGATGGAGATGGGGTTCTTACAAGTTATGAAGAAAAAAGAGGGAGAGCTATTGAATCAGCCATGAGTAATCAGGTAAAAAAAAAGAAATTTGGAGGCATGGCAGTTCAAGGTGTAAAAGACCCAACTAAAATTCACAGAAGTTAAGGTGATGTATGGCAACTTCAGATTCAACTACTTTTGACCTCAATATTGATGATATCATTCAAGAAGCTTACGAAAGATGTGGTAAGCGAACAAACAGTGGTTATGATTTAAAATCAGCAAGACGAAGTCTTAATATTTTATTTAGTGAATGGGGAAATCGAGGGGTTCATTTATGGAAAGTTGAATTGAAAGAGCAGTTGTTAACAGCGGGCACTTCAACTTATACTGCACCAACAAATGCAAACGACATTCTAGAGGCATATATCAGCACCACAACAGGAACGACTTCTTCAACTAATGATGTGTCGCTAACGAAAATTAGTAGAAGTGAATATGCTGCTTTACCTAATAAAGGTTCAACAGGACAACCCTCACAATATTATGTTGACAGACAAACCATTCCACAAATTACTTTATATCAAACACCCAATGCTTCAACATATACATATTTAAAATATTACTATTTAAAAAGAATTGAAGACGCTGGAGCTTATACTAATACGGCTGATGTAGTGTTTAGATTTATTCCGTGTATGGTTGCTGGGTTAGCTTATTATTTGTCTATGAAATATAATCCACAGGTAGTTCAACAAAATAAACTTATTTATGAGGATGAATTACAAAGAGCACTTGTGGAAGATGGTCAAAGAACCTCAGTATACATAACACCACAATCATATTACCCAACCAGATTATAAGGAGAGAAAAATGAAAGGATTACGATTAAAAACAGGTGGAGATGCAAATTTAGAATTTATAAAAGGTGTAAGTCCTGTATTAGCTAAATCTTATAGCACTATGTTGTCTAATATTAAAGACCCAGCAAAACAAGATACTTTTAAGAAAAGAGCAGGACAACAAATTGCAGCGTATAGAAATATGCCTGAAGAACAACAAAAAGCTTTTGTTTCAGAGATGACTACTAAATATTCATCACCAACAAAAGAAACTTTTAGTGATATTAATAAAAGTCTAGAGGGCAAATATAGACCTGTATATCAAGTTGCTGCAGTAAGGAAAAGCAAACCAACTGTGGCTAAAGATATTTATAAAGAATTAGGATTAGCTAAGACAGGAGGAATTGCAATCAGAGGAAATAAATTTAAAGGCGTTTTTTAATGAAAGGTATGAAGTTGTATAAAAAAGCTGCAGGAGGATATCTGTCAGCACTAGAACAATCAAAACCTGAATTGTTTAAAACAATAAAAAGTTACAGGGATAGATTAAGTGGTGGTGAGCAAGAAACTTTTGATAAAAGAGCGAATATTCAATATGCCGCAACTATGAATATGCCTAAAAGTCAAAGAGATGCCTATATATCATCAATTGAAAAAGAATATTCAAAACCCACAGATGCACAATTTAAACAAGTAAAAAGTAGTTTAGGACAAAAGTTTAAACCGACTTATACTTATATTGCTAAAGACCCTGATAAACCTGCTGCAACCACTGGTTATTATAGAGATTTATCGTCTGAGATAGCAGAAGCAGATAAAAAATTAAAAGCCTTAACACTTACTGAAAGCAAAACCAGACAAGTGCCTGTATACACTTACTACGAGGGAGCTAGTGGTCCTCCAGGATTAGCAGGAAGTAGACCAGGTGTGGCTAGACAGACAACACAAATCCCAAAGGGTTCTACTTATTCTCCAGGTGGAGGAGGAGGGGGTCTGTCAGTTCCTCAACCAGCAGGTTATAGAAGTCCAACAGGGCAATTTTATTCTAAATCTGGCACTAGAAATGTTACAGAA